CTAAGAGTTCACGGCGAAGTCTGCACCAAGATTTTACCTTCATCGTTTTTGATCAGAGCACCAACTGTGTTCAGCATACATCAATCCTTTTTCTCAGTTTCTTTGGGCTTGGTTTCTTTCTTAGGCTTTTTCTTAGCCTTCTTCGCTGGTTTGGTTTCTTTAGACTCCACGACTTCCGGTTTAGTCAATCCAGTGATTTCGTACAAACGTTTCTCGTAACGATCACGCAAATGTTTCTGTTCATCAGGATCCAACTTATTTGGTATTTCTTGGACAACACTACCGCCTGTGAATAATGCTCTAACATTCCCACCGATGGTTTCCTCGACTTCTGATCGCAATACCAGTTTTAATACCAATAGTACGTCATAAGCAGTGACCGACTTATTCCCAGTGATGGAAGTCATCACCCCTTCGAATACATCCGCCCCGGATCCTGCTATAGCGTAAGTCAAAGGTTGACTGATACGGAGTTCGTTACCACGGAAGTCCACTTCGAAAAACTCTTCTTCAATACGGTAAAAGATCTTAGCAATACGCTCACTGTTCACCGACAAATGAATCAACTCACGTTCCCAAACCCCTTCTTTAAATTCTTCGAGGTCAAATAACGCCAACCAATCTTTAGGATCCAGTGTGTGACGAAATATAAGAGCTGTTGAACCACACATCGCCATGTAGTCTGGTTTAATACGAGTCCCATCGGCTTTGACATAATCTGGTGTTATTGACGGAGCTTTTATGATCTTGACTCGGTCATTATTGTACTCGTCATTAACGGTTGGCATAGAAACCGTTTCTTTTGAATCGGCGAAGAAGTTGCCTCGGTGTCCCACTATTACTGTCATTGGTGTTTCTCCATAACTTTATCGAATAACTCCAGCCAATTATCGATATCCGATTGTTCGTATTTAGTTTCGGATAAAATAGTCGTACTGGTTTCTGTTTTAAAAAGCGCGGTCATCTTAGGTGTGGAGGTTTTTAACTTTTGAACCATTGCCCAAGAAAACGTCTCTATCGGGCAATCTATCCCCAGCACCGTTGCGGAATCCGCGTATTTGTAATCAGGGTCGATGATCCAACTCCCTTCATTCAATAACCCGATGCGTAGACGGTCTTTATTGATAGAGATTTCTACAACACGATCGTTATCACATAACCCGTAATAAGTAAGTGAAGGGAACTTAGTCACTACTTTAAGACCATAAGCGATTCGATGACTCCCTACCTTGAGTTCTTTTTGTCGGTACGCCCAAAGGATATCGTCGATCTCTGCACTATTCCAGTTAGCAGAGGTATCGTCCGTTACCACCGCCCCCCAACGTACTTTGGTTTCTTGTTCGTTACCTTCATCATCGGTATACTTGATCGGTAAACGATCTTTCCATACTGGTGTACCGAACATTAAGTTCGTTACCCAAAAGTCTCCACCGAGTTCATGGACACTTTCAAACAAGACACCGGTTTTATCTAAACATATTAATGGCATGATTTACTCCTCCGCACCATGTGTAAGTGCGTGTATAATAGTCTGATTAATGCTGAGCGCGCTAGGTCGTACTCCTAGAGACCGATCAACCGAAATCACCGCTACGGACGTTTCACGACGGTCTTGCAGACTAACTCGCTTGCGTACAAAAGAAAGTCTCACCATATTAGGATGAGGATATTCACCACTTAAAGCGGTAAAGATAAGATGAAGAGTTTTTAATGCTTTCTCGGTATACATCATTTGAATGTGGTATGTACGATAAGTAGGGTCCCGTTCCGGATGACCTGAACAACACTGATGAGTAGCGAGTTCTTTGCAACGATTCACTGCTCGGACTACCGGTAGCATGTCTGAGTCGAATCCACGGAGTTTTAGAAAATCAGTACTACCGTTTAAACTACGTTGTTTTTGGAATTGCATGGGTGTAGTACGCATGACTTAATCCTTAAATATTAAAAAGTAAAAAAGATGGTAGGACCGAAGCCCCACCCGTAATAATTAAACCGTGAATGGATAAACGATTTTGTCATGATGTTTGTAATCAATCAAAGCAAAGTCTTTAGGAGTCACCCAAGTACGAACATCTTCCAAAGTCTTGATGTCTGGGTTAATCCACAGTGTAGGGGCGTCCAACGGCTCACGTTCCATCTCACCACGGAACAGATCAATTTGATCTTCATACAAATGCACGTTAACCAGCTTGTGATAAGACTCTTTAGCATGATGACCGGTGATTTGAGCCATAAGCGCATTGCTCAAGAAAACTTGAATCATGTTGGAACTCACACCTAAACCTAAATCAGCACTACGCTGTGTTGAGTTCAAGTACATGTTGTCGTTTACCAATGACCAATGGTGAGAATACATGCAAGGACGTAAACAACCTAAGTGGAACATACCCGGGTTCCAGAAGTTCAGGATTTCACCACGGTCATCCAAACCATTGCTAAGGTCGGTATAGATACTGTGTAGTATGTCAATCTCACCTGAATGACGTAAGTCTAGTGTCCCATCGTCTTTAATACGAGCAGAACGATTCACGAACTCCATGAGAGGCCAGTGGTTAGCAACCGCACCGTACACCACACCCATGTCATCTTCACCTAAACGGTTCGGGTTATTTAACCACGCTTTATTTTCATTAGCATTATTGTCCCAAGACTTGGTCATTAAAGCACGGAAGTCCGCGGCGTTCATTAAACCTTTCCAGTAACCCAACAACTCTCCCACACCTAAGAAGAAAGGGGATTGACGTAAGGTGTTAGCCGGCACCGCATTTAAGTCATTGCGGTAAGTCATGTCCGCATTAATGACTGTTAAACAGTTTTTACCTGTACGTTCATTAAAAACCAACTCTCCTTCATTAAGAACACGTTGACCCAATTCTTTAAAATTTGTGTAAATCATAGTAACCACTTTTTTATGGAAAGCAAAAAGAAGGTGGTAGGGGTAATTCCCCTACCACACCAAAAGGATTATTTCGGATTATAAACGATCTTACGTTTGTCGTTCACTCTACCGAAGGCACCGGTGTACAGTACATCGATTTCTTTTACCGGAGTAACTTCCCCGGTACTGATGTATTGTTCGGTATAAGTGTTGACTAATGAAACGACGTTCTTACGAAGTAATAAACGATCGAACTCCTCCCACTCATCAGCAAAGTACTTTAATCCTTCATTAGGATAGCTACTCCAGTTATAACCGTTCGAACGACTGAACTTATCCATTAGGTGAGCGTAGACTTCATCCACCATTTCATGTTGGGTCAGTCCTTCTGTTTTACGGAATACGAAAGCGCGCATCACGTATAACGGGAAGTTAGGTTTGCCTCGGTCAGCGATAGCAACGAGTGTAGATAACGGAGTAGTGGGACCACCGGCATAACTACTGCGGTGTTCTAAACAACACAGCCTGACTTGATCGATATCTTTCTCCGTTAAAGATCCGGGTTCAAATACCGTTAACAAATCTTCTGCTAACATGGCAGATTCCACATGATGGGAATCTCTATCCCAACGACAACCCAAATCGTGCATGAGACAGCCGTAGTAGATGATTAACATCTCTTTGGTACCATAGTACCCCTCTTTGACTCCAAGCTCCACACCGAGCTTTACAACACCATGTACGTGTTCTAGGTTATGAGCTTTGTCGTTTTTGTTATTACTAATCACACAAAACTCTAAGATATTAGGATCAACAGTGATCCCACCGATTTGCGCTAAGGTCTTGAACTTAGCAATGAAGTTATTAATCCGTTGTTTCATGAGTGTCCTCCGTGTTTCTCATTAAGATCTCAAAAGTAAGATCCGCAAAATGTTTTTCGTCTTGTTCATAACGAGTGACCGCAAATTGATAAAACTCGTTATCCACATCAGGAAAGAAAGCATCCCCTTCCATTTCAGCATCGACCGTAGTACGCATGATAAGATTGGTATAAGGTAAGAATGCCTTATAAATATTCTCCCCACCAATGATGACCATGTCATCTAGTAATTCCGCCATCCGCAATACTTCCTCAACACTATTTAAAACCAGTGCACCCGGAATGACTAAATCCTCATCACGGCTAAGAATAATGTTTTGACGGTTAGGCAACAAACGACCAATAGATTTATGGGTGCGGTGACCCATCACCACCGGTCTACCTTCAGTTTGTTTACGGAACCACTTCATGTCAGCAGGTAAGTTCCAAAGCAGTTTATTGGAACGACCGATGCAACGGTTTTTAGACATCGCTACGATCATGGATAGTTGTCGGTACATATAAACTCCAATTAGTTAAGGTTTAACACATTGATAATATAGAACTGACATTTTTTAATAAAAAAAAATATGATTGTAGTTATTAGGTAGGTGGACGTCCACCTACCTAATAATATTACTTTTTACTTGGTACGACTAAACGACACTGTTTTCTAAACGAGAACAACTCATTCGCCGCCATGCGGTTTTGATTATCGAAAGTAACGATCTCGCGACCATCTTCACCAATCAACCAAATAGTTTCGTATTGTGCAAAGATGTGTGCAAAGTCTCCGTAAACAAATCCTTCTAAAGTCAAGTCCATGCTCTGAGCCAAATCAGTACGGTGGTCGTAACCAAAGATTCTCACCACTTTTCGTTCTTCGCCATCAATCAACAAAGTGAATTCAGCGTTTTCTATTAATGGTTGACATCTCAGAGTCATCGATACCGAACTATTGACTTGGTAATGAAACGTAAACGAATACGCTTCATTAGTAGGATGGTATTCCCACTGTTTTGACGAACTGTCATCCAAGGTCAAATACGCAGCATTAGCAGCGGACGCGACAAACCATAAGACGAAGATCATTAAGGACTTTCTCATTTCCCTCTCCTTTTATTACTGGTAATATTCCTTTAGACTACAATTTTCAAATCACGAGCGAATAGACGACGAGCTCGATCACTAATAGCGTAGTCTGCTAGACATGTGTTAAGAATGACAGGTTTTTGATGTCTCACTAATAACATTAAGTTCAACATGTTGTCACTAGTAGTTGATCTGTCAACGTCTACTAGAGATCCCAAGCGCATTAACAAATGGTTGTAATCACACGACCCAGTTTGTGCACGGAATGAGATGCGGTTCAAGCTGTTATGGTCGTTGACGATTTCAGCACCATAATCAGGAGTTTCAACCAACTCCAATTCATGAACCATTTTAAAATGACGGTCAGTGATACGTAGGAACTCACCGTCTTTATTGTTTCCCACTGTTACATGGTAACGTTTACCAAAATGTACATCACTGAAACTGATGATGAAAGCACCAACAGTTCCAATAGCAAGCATAGTGGTATAAAAGAAGTTGTGGTCGAATGGACTAACAATGAATACGAAACCAGTGATTGCCATTAATACGAATGCGAAGATCATAATGTTGCTCCCAAAGAAATCAGTTTTCTCTCCACAGCGTAATCCACATGGAAGTTCCCACGCTGTGTGATTTTCATAGAACTTTGGTCATAGACGAATTGAAACAAATCATGAGTGATCAACAATCTTTCTTCCATTGCTCGGTTCTCTTTATGATAAGCAATAGCAGATTCTAATTGTTGAATCGTCGATCGAATAAAAGTCTCTCCCGGTTGAACACCTAAATAAAGTGTGTTTGGGATTTCTTGATACTCAATTTCTAAATCGAATCCAGAAATGTTTTCTAAGTCGTCTAAGACCAAGGTGATTAAAAAGTTTTTGTTGCTGTCAGAACAAGAAAGTGCAAACGTAACTCGTCCCTCTTTCTGTTCACCCATGGAGACTGAATAAAAGTCTCCGACTCCATCATGTTTAGTAGTGAGGGCGTTATGCCACGCCCCCGCTAGTATGATGACAAGTAATCCCATCCACATTAAAGTCATGCTGCTGCTTTCACCCATTTAAAGTTAACTGGTTTAGCTGGTTTCTCTCCAACAATGTTAAAACTACGTGAATTAAGTTTAGCGAACTCACGAGTAGCTTCTACTATAGAGTTGTACATCGCAGGAGAGTAAATAGTTGATGCAGCTTCGAGTTCCTCGTAATAAAACCCGAACAACAGATCACGTAACACACCCATCTCGAATTCAACACGGTCATCAGATTTACCTAAACGGTCTTCTAACTCCATCGCGATAAACATTTCTCCCAACTGAGCAACGTTAAGATGGTTGGTGTCAGTGTTCGTTCCAATGAAAGTATAAACACGTTTACCGAAGTATTGTTGAACACGCGGTAAAGTAGTTGCGGGACGTTCACGACCTTCACGGAAAACGTGTTCTTCAATCTCAACCCCACTTTCTTTCAAGATAACGGATTCTACTTGGTCGCGAGCTTTAGGATAGAAATGTGCTTCAAACCCAAGGGATGGTTTTACTGGATTGTTAGCAATGAAACGAATCATACCTCGCTCAGGCTTTATTTCGAAGTTGAACGTTTTGTTAGGATCCACACGACGACCATAAACTAATACGGCGATAACCATAACCGAAAGAATAGCGATCATAGCGATAGTGAAGTTTAATGCTGTTTGTTCCATAATGAGTTCCTTTGTTAAGGTTAGATAGTTTCTAGATGTGTTAACCAATTATCATGAGCGTCTTTGATTTGATCACGTGACCACTCATTATAGTAATCCTGAAGTTCTCCAGTTAAGATCGCTTCAATGATCACCATATCTTGTAAAAACTCGTATCCGTTTTCAGTACGACCGAGTTTACTGTTAGCTAATGCCTTGAGAGCCTCCATACGCCCCTTCATGGCGTTTTTGCAATCCAAAGGTAATGTCATGGTATATGACTGTAAATGCTCGTCATAGCCCAGCACCGCTTGTTCTACGTCTTCAAAGAAAGTAGATAAATAAGTTTGATCTCCCCCGGAATGATAAACACACACCAAGTGAGCATTGCGATTACTGATACAACGAGTTAATAAAGACTCAACACCATCTTGATCAGTTTGTCGTAATAAAGCCCAAACTAAAACCAAGGCAAATAAAGTAAGTGGGAAGATCGATAACAAATCCATAATTTGTTCCTTAGAAGAAGTCCCGCCGTATGACGGGACCGAACTTTAATTAACGAGAAAGATTACGATCAATCTTTCTTTCTAAGTACTCAAGATGAGCGTGCTGCTTTTTAACAATCTCAGTAGCGATTGCTTCAATGAACATACGACGAACACCTGAACAACTGAATTGATAAGGGAGAGCCGTGATGTCACGATTGAACATGTTGTAAAATAGTTCACCCGCTTCACCGTGTGCGCGAACTTCTTCATTACGGAAGATCGAAGGAATGCCTTCGCGATCACATGGTTTCATGGTGATAACTAGATTACCTTCCTCATCGAGTTGATACGGTTGCGAAATCACGTAATCAGTATTCACCAGATTGATGTAGACTGAGTGTTCTTTCCCATTGTTGTATTTCACATAGAGTCTGAATCGTCTTAGGACATTAGTAACCCCAACTGAATGTGTGTAACCATATTCATCCGCCACGATGCTTAGACGAGACATAGCGAAACGAAACAGACCAGCTGCTACTACCAAAAGAACCATCACTAAGATGGTGTAAAGAATAATGCTTGACATAATAATTTCCTATATAAGGTTAGATGATTAAGAATAGCACTTTACTATTCACCTAGGTTATATAGGTTTAAAACAAACTATATGTAAAAAATAAAGGAAGCGGTAACAACCCTCATCTCCGTTAAGAGATGAGGGTTACTGCTATTTATTTAAAGAGTTTGCTCGCTAGAGTTTCGTTGCTAGCGCGTTGTTCTGCTAACCAGTCAGAAGCTTCTTGTGTGTGGATGAAGTCCGTCATGGTAGTGCTGCCACCATAAAGAGCTTCTTCACCTACTTCGGCGCGCAGTGTGTGTTCGGTATTGAATACGACACCCGGAATAGACAACGTACCTTCAACGTTGTTAATCTTATCATTCTCCGCGTAGAGTTCACGAGTGATCTCAGCAGTAGCAACTTCTACTGCACCGCTAACTTGGTTCATGAAGTTTACGTGAGCTTCCATTGACTCACCAGTAATGCCTTCTGGCATTTCCAGTTTGTCAGCATCGAATACTACGACATTAGTGCCCTTGTTATACTCGTGATTCTTAGTCAGGTTTTTAACAAGGTTAGATTGTAGATCGCCGTAGTTAGGAGCTTTTGTATCAGACATGAGTTACCTCGATATAGTTTAGTTAATTAAAAAGGAACGTGGCACGGTTCCCTAGACGCTGTGGTCTTTGTTCACCTAAGTTATATAGGTTTGAAATATTTTAAGAAACCGTGTCAAAGATAGTGCAATCCATATTAGCGATGTCTTTCAGTACTTCAAACAGATCCAGATAATCGCGATCGATCACTTCCGCCATTGCCATGTTCCAGAACACGTCACGACGTTCAAACATCACCTTAACCATAGACTCGTCCATGTTAGACAACACCATAGTGTCCGCGTAGTCCATATCACACAAATCAAACTTACGTACTGCGTAAGCGTAAGTCAACTTAGCCAATTCGTAAGGATTGTTGTTTGCATATTCACTGCGTTCTACCAACCACTGGTCGTAACCTACTACCGTGGACATAACGGTGGCGAATGCGTGTTCGAAAGTAAGGTCGCTAACCGCAGCCAGACGAGATAACGTAGAAGTGAAACGCTCTGATTCTTCTACGACCATTTCATCACTGAAACCGGTCAATGTTTTACCCTTAGCGTTTAAGCTAAGTTTAAGTACCGCTGCACCAAAAGACTTCAGTGACTCAGTTTTAAGGTTAGAGAAAGCCACGCGCTCGATCAGGTGTGAACCCGACGCTTTATCACGATAGTTCTCCCAAACGTCTTTAGCGGACTCTTTAATCCCGCTGATGATCATCACGTCACCACGAACAGAAGCCATAGCTGAAACGATTGCAAGTTTTTGAATATAAGTGATCTTCATGTTATTACCTTTTTGATGGTTTTCGGTTTTTGCTAATAAATAAAACAGTGGAGTAAAAATTTACTAAAGCGGTAAAAGTAGACGGTGGCCCGCCTACTTAATTAACGAACTAGAACAAGTCTAAAGGATTCACGTTGGTAATAATTTCTCGCTTACCATTTACGATGTGGTGATTACGTTTCAGTGTAGTCACCATGTCGTTAAGTTGATTGAAAGACTCCATACCTTCTACGGTTTGAATCTTATTCTTATCACCTAACGCAGCTTCCATCAACTCGATGGATTTACCAGCATCAACCGTCATGCCTTCGGAATGGTCACGTTCAAAACCCATTTCCAGCATCAGTGATTCCATACCACCAACTTGGTTAACACCAGTGCGGTACTTAGTCGCTTCTGCGAAACCCGGTTCAGGAACCCAATCCAAACCAGTCCAGTATTCTACTTGACGAGTGGTGTCACCGAATTGTTGAGGGGCGGTAACGGTACGGATAGATACCGCTGTACCCATTTTCGGTGAATCTAGGTTTTCTTTGAAGTAATGACCGAACGGTCCAAACGGCTTAGCGTCTATATCAAAGAACACTGGACCATTCATGGTGCGGCGATCAAACTTGGACATGTCCGGGTAGATCTCACTGATAGCGCCACAAATACGATCCATATCAATGGTCTTCAGACGGTTAATCCAAGTCAGTACGTCCGTGATCTGAGTACGGACAACTTTACCGTCTATTTTCTCGTAGAACCACTGCACCGGATGATTCATCTCCATGTACACTTCACCACGATCTAATCGACGACGTAAGTCGCTACCAGACCCTACACGATCACCTTCTTCCAAACACTCTAGCAAGTATTGGTTCATGCGGTACGTGATACCCATGCGGTTTGCGATATTAAAACCACCACCCGCAATACGGTAATAGCCATCGCTGTTAGGGGTAATAATTCCTTTGTTCTCGGACATCGCTAGTTCGATGTTACCGTAAGTAAGTTTACTCATTGCCGAAGCCACCTTTAATTATTAATTCTTCTGTTGTTACTTTATCGTCTTGTTCCAAGACAGCCATAATCAAGTTGTCTTGGTCGTAACCACCGATTAGGCGGTTGAAGGTGCCGTCAATCAATAAGCTGCCGTTGTTAAGCCCGACTGTCAAAGGAGGTCGTCCTTCCCCCATCGCTTTAGAATAACGATAAGGCTTACTCGGGTCATCGGGATCACGTTCCGTTAAAGACGTCAACACACGATAAACCGTTGGAGAACTTCCCACACCACGGTTGGTGATTAACTTAGATCGGTCGAAAGTCGTACGCACTTTAGTGTAGTCCGTGTACCAAGGGAGTTTGTTAAGCCAACAAAACTCTCGGTAAAACGTAAAGTTAAGGTTCGCGTCTTGAATGCTACTCAGACTCTTAAAGACGATATCGCCTTCTTCGAAGTCCATGGTCAAATAACGTTCACCATTCACGTTTTCTTCACCCATGTTACTAGGACATAAAGTGAAGTTGGTTTGGATGTAAGTACTAAAGAACTGATCGGCTTTAGGATCGACAAAACCAATTACACCTACAGTTGTTACTGTTTCACTCGCAGTCGCCATGGAGTTCTCGATGAAACGAACCGGAATGTACCCGACCAAAGATCGGGTAGCAATTACGGAACCATCTTCCAACTTACGCAAGGCTTTACGGTACAACAACTGATTACGTGTCAGTTTACTTGGTTCCATGTTAGGCTCCCCTTATTACAGGTTTTTACCTAAGCACAGTCCAGCGACACATTCACCTACTGCTTCCGCCAGTTTATCACGACGTTGTTCCAAGGTCATGTCACTGGTCACTACTGAACGACTTAGGATTTCAGCAGCGAATGTCATGCCTAGTTTCTTAGCAACCGCGATAGCGATGGTAGGATGAGATAAAAAGACTTTATCTTCTTTATCACCATTAATCACTTGGTCACGGTAACGATGCGCCCACGTCGAGATTTCGTTAGCAACTGCTGTGCTTAAACGACGGTAAGGTAGATCGTCATTAAACTTAGCAATGATGTCACCCAGTTCTTCGTGTTGTTTCTGAAACTCATTGATCTTAGTTTCCGCAACACGAGTTACGTGTTTCACTGCTTTAGAGATGATCTCCGCTTTAACACCGTTTAGGTACTCGTTGTATTTCTCCAAGTACTCAGGGATAGCGTCTAGTGGTGGGACGTGGTTTGCGTCTTTGTTACTTGCACGAGCAACCGCGTAACCGATTAAGACTTCACTTAATGAAGTATTGTTTTCTTCTACCAGTTCAATAGCGCGCTCGGTCAGACCAACACGAATAGAACCTGACACCGTACCGTATTCAGCACGTGTAGCGCCAATTTCTTCTTTGATGATCGGCAAGATTTGTTTAGCCAAATCACCGCAGTATTGACGGTTACGTTGTAAAGCGTAAATCACTACGTTCAGAGCGGTTTTGATGTAAGCACGGTAAGCGTCCAAAGTCATGTCTTGAACACCTTCCAGTACTGTTTCTTCCACGTCTAAACGAGACAGTACAATGTAAAGCTGGATCAATGTAGGAAGATCTGCATCACGGTCCAGTACCAAGTGTTTCTCTTTAGCAGGGAACAACCCTGCCCATTCACCAGCAGCCACGTAGTAGTTGTAAGCCGATTGAGCAACTTCAACGTCTAAGAAGTGAGATAACTCTTCACTCGTAGTATGTAACAAGTCTTCGATCTGGTTCAACTCCATACGAGGGAATTTGTTAGCGTGCTCAGTCAAATGACGAACTTCGAAGTTTTGGTAATCCCAAACTTTAGATGGGACAGTTTCTGGGAACAATGGAGAAACAAAGAACGGGTTTTCTAACTCTACGTAAGAAATGTAGAAGTTATTATGAACCGCAGTAATTGCACTGGTTGGAGAATAAAAATCTTGCACACCTTCAGTGATTGCTGAGTCCAGAGGACGGATGTACTGACGGATTTGTTGGAAAGCATTACGAACACCGTTAGCGATGTGTTCAATAGCTTGTTGTTGCATCAAACCGTGATCACTGCCTGCTTCTGTAGCCGCAGGAACTTCACTTACTAAGTTATCAGGGGTCAACGGAGCGGTACCAGTAGAAACGTTAACCAAAGCTTGGATAAAGTCTGGTGTGCGTTCGTAAACACTGGCATCACGGTGTTGCATGGCTAGCGCAATAGGAGATGCGACTAGGATAGAATTTTTCTGGATCATTGTAGTTCCTCCGTAACGACCTTAGAAACAATTTCGTTCAACTTAGAGTCTTCTACAGGAGGGAGAACTTCCAGACCCACACTCGTCAGTACACCACGAGTGATTTCTTGGATGTTGGCGATAGTCACCACATCTTTAACGTACTGTTCAGGTTTATTCATTTAGAGCATACTCCGGTTCTTAGGCTTCATGCCTTCGTAATACATTTGGTAGATAGTTTCAGCGATCTCACCCACTACAATATTGCCGTCCTTGTTTTTATCCAAGCCACGGTTTTGACGATAACCAACGCTACCTTCCACGAACAACACTTCATCAAGTCCCTTACCAACGTAAGCCGGGTACAGTACACTTAAATAGAAGTCCTCGAGATTACGCATCGGTTTACGACGAGCACGCATGTCGAAATAAGGCAACACACATTTTTCTAGTTGTTCGATTTGACCCATCTTACGAATCTGGTCTAACGTGTAACCCAAGTCTTTAGCCGCAGGAGCCATAAACTGGATAAGGCCGAACGCGCTACTACCACCTTGGTTTTGAATAGCGGGATCAAAAGTTCGACCGGATTCAAATGCCATGATAGACATCACGTAATCCGCCACACATGGTTCATAACCACGTTCTTCGACCCAAGCCTTAACTACCGCAGTAAACTCGCTAGGAACCAAAGCAGACCATGCTAGGTCCAAATCAGGTTGTTCCGCGAAACGGCGGTTGGCGAGCACCAAGTTATCCAGTGCACGTTGACTACCTTTACCCCAGATCCCATCGACCGCACCGATATAAAAGCCGGTAGCACGACAGTTAGTTTGGAAACCCTTAATGATGTCTTCAGCTTTAGACCAAGCCGGGATATCAACGATTTCTTTTTTAGTTGCAACGACATTAAAAAGACCAAGGGTAGCCGAACGGCTACCCTTACCCCAAATGCCGTCAATCTTAGAGTTGTACGTACCAGCGATGAGTGCACCTAACTGAATACGTTTAACTGCTGAAATTAACGTGAATGACATTTACTTGTTTCCTCGGTAGGCGTCTACCATTAATTGAGTTGTATGAATGACGACTTCGTTGGTGACTAGTTTGTCACGAAGACTCAATACCATTCGGTTAAACAAAGATTTGAAAGAGAACAGAATGTCCACTTTACGACCATCTTTAGTGTAGTATTGACGAGGAGCGATGTTGCCTACGGTACCCTTCATCTGGTTACCGATAACGAACTTATCCACCGTGGTCGTTTCAGTAAAGTCTTCTACGAATACTTCAATAGAAACTTGTCCGGGTTCAAGTGACGTTCGCATCCCACGACTCCCCGCAACGTTACCATTCACCACACCGTCACCAGTGATGGTAGATTGACGTTTACGAAGACGGTCAAACTTCTCCACGAACTTACGGACTGGTTCAGACATATCCTCTTTATCACCATTGTAACGAACGTCAATAGAAACGACTTTACCGTGGTGATTACTACGGATTTGTTTTGTACCCAAACGATCCAAACCAGACATGAAATCAGATTCCTCTTCTTCCACACCAACCAAGGACGCGTCCTCGATGTCACATAAAATCGTTTCGTAGTCTACATCACTGCCGATGTCTACGTGCATTTTCAACCCTTGGTCGAAATTACAATAAAACTTATTACCTAAGATGTAAGAAGTTTTAGTTGCTTCAGCGAACTCTTTAGAGATCTCGATGGAGTCCTCGAAAGTGAACTGGTTTTCAATCAGTGCTATACGAGTCATCACACCACACTTCCAAACGACTTGTCTAGGGTTAGCCAGATCACGTTGGAAATACACTTCATCCCAACCTAGGATGTCACCAGCGTCAAAAGTATCACCTACCGACAAATCGGTAATGCGGTTATGGCGGTGGACTTCACCCGCAGCGTCACCCAACTTAATGCCCAAAGGATAACTATCACTCGTTCCATCTTCGTATTCAACGCGAATACCGTCTTTCGTTACTTCTACTACCTTACCGGCTTTCTTAGCTGGTTTAGAATAAAGCTCAGAAGTACGGTGAGCGATAACCATGTCGTAAGGACTACGCATGATGTTAGGTGTGTAGTTAACCGCACTGGTCCCCTGTGAGTGTTGAACACTTGAGAACAATGATCTTTTTGGATCATCTTTGTTGGCTCCCGGCATCAAGTTCATAGTGACGGAACCTAACCCAGCTTTACCCACATCTCGACTACTATCAATGTTACCACGGAAATCCGCGATCTTAGGGTTACTGGTGGTGTACGTCACGTAACCTACTTTACCCGAGTCCTTACCCGCTTCGGAGATTACCCCTTTGTAAGTAGGGAGTTGTCCACGAGTACGACGAACCATGGTTACATCACTACGACCATTATTACCACCGAAGGTAACGGTTTCTTGCTCTTTGATTTCATGAATCGGATTCACTTCTTGCACCATGTCCACTGACGTGTCATTCATGCAAGCTTCCATCATGATGGCTTCCGGATTCAAATCGAAAGTAGCACGAGGATCCATCCCCTTGGCTTCCAGTTGACGAGCAGAAGTCACTAACTGATGGTAAATAGTCCCAGCGAATGCTTCGTAACCAATGAAACGTTGTTCTTCGATTTCTACTTCGTGACGGTGTTGCTCCGTACGTAACATTTCCGTAGCTTCAATCAACAAATAATCAAAACTGGTCGCGTGACCTAAACGTTTCAATTCATCACGGGTAATTGGATCGATGAACATGTTGAGCAAGTTATGCATCTCACGGAAGTGAGTTGGTTTCACCTTAGGGTTATCGATAGCGGTCACCCAAATTTCAGGATCGTTCATATCGAAACGGTTAAAGGTGTGCAAGTTGTTCAGTTTCGTCATACCACCGAACACCAAAGAAGACATTGGATCACGACGGTTAAAGATCAAGGTTTCATCCGCACAACGAATAGCGAACTCATCTTGCTCCAGTTTCACTCGTTGACCACCCGGAACCGTTTTAGGTTCGATCTTAAGGATCTTCAGTAACTCATCGAAACCAAAGTAATAAGACAACACCACACCCATAGGGAAACGGTAGCCATTGATATTGATCTGACCGTACTCGACTGGAGCCTTAGTGATGTTGATACCAAGGTAACCTTCCAACGACCCGAGGGACTCTTTACCTACTGTCAACATACCGTAAGCATCGAGCATGACCGGTGTTTTGCCACGGAAACCAATCGGTGCTTGATCAGCAGTAAACAATGGTTCTAATGTTTCGTCTTTAGCGATGATCGCTTTAATGTCGAACATCAAATCTAAATCTTTCACTTTGATAGTAGTGAAACGACGAGACAACAAACTGAACAAACGAGGGACTTTATAATCGTTAGTGTAAACACCACCCACATGGATGTCGATGTCACCACGAAGGCCCAGACGGCGGATTTGTTTAGATAACCAAACGCCGTAATCGTCAGCCACCGCTTTAGAACGACTCACAATTAACTTACGACCGTAGTAAGAAGATAGTCCTACACGGTAATCATCCAGCTTACGAATCGGGTGATCGATACGCTGAAGTGCTTTAGTGCGTTTCTTCCCATCTATAACGAACGTACCGTCTTTACCCACACGTGCTATGCGGAAACTACGAGTTACCGCTTTACCACCAACTGGATGGAATTGCACTTTAAAGACATCGTAAGTGCCATCTACGTTATGTACCGTATCCATGTCGAAGTTAGTAACACATATCCCTGCTTGTTGTACTGCAAGAATAGCACGAACCATATCCTTCATCATGAAGTGTTCTACGTAGCCGTTTTTCAGATGACTGACTGTGGACTCTAAGTAAGACTCATCTTCCACACCCACCATCTTAGGAGCGACTGCACTCGGGAGATCACGCAGTGCCTCTTCGTCTAAACGAATGAACTCTTCCAACGTTTGACCGTTAGGCATAGCGAGTTCTTTGTAACGTTCGGATTGACGTAAGAAAAACTCTTGTTGAGATTTCGTTAGTTGTCCATCTTTTGCTTTACGTTGAATAGCACGTTTGACACCCGCTGATAAATCTTCATCCACCATACGGTGATGTTCAGCACGAATATCGGCTTCTTCAATTTGGTATTCGGTATCGTCTACTTCATCAGTCCAAGCTTCAATGGTTTCTTCTTCATCAACTCGTGAATCTGATCCTGCACCACGTCCGCTTGGTTCTTCTCCGGAGTCTCCATCCACTCCCTCAGCGTCCATTTCAAGTCCATTGAGAAAATCAGTGAACAAATCAGAATCATCATCAGAACCCACGTCGGCATCCGCCTCACCGTGTTCTTTTTCTGAGGATGTAGAACCCCGTTTCTCTGTACGCCCGTTCTCATCTGCACCAGCTTCTTCAACTTCGCCAGCATCCACTTCCTCCTGATCAACAAAAGTGACCATCTTCATGAAAATAGTCAGTGTGCGTTTAACAGCGTTAATTCGCTGTGATGTTTCGTAGTCGACTGTTTCTTCGCCTTTTACTACAGTAACTTTGTTTAGTTCATCCAACCAGTTACGTAATAACCCGGGTTTAAGTATAACCGCTTTGCCGTTTTTAGTAAAGACTAAATTTAAGCGTTCTAACGCAGCGGGTGACAAACGGTTAAATAAGGAATACTCGTATTTACCGCTTAACCAAGCAAACCAGTCAAACAACCAAAAAGCACCAGTGCGTTTTAAATCACGCAGCGCTTGGTCATTACGGTCTGTAATAACCATTTCACCATCTTCATTGCGACTGAAGAATTTTTCGTAGTGACGGAAATACTCCACGAATTTCTGATGCAAAGGAATCTGGTTAGGGAGTTCGATGCGCATGAAGAACTGACGGTTGTTACCCGTCGTGTATTTGTTCATGATATCTAGGATGTTCGCTAATTGGTTATAACTCTTATCGAAAGCTAAGAAACGATTAGGAACGTAATTCCACTTTAGTTGTCCTAAAGCGTTATTGATCACCACTAACTCTTTCGCTCGGTTCAAAGGCTGAGCTAAGTTACGAGCGTATTTGTATTTGAAATGACCATTACGGTAGCGTTGTATCTGTTTACGCTCATCCATGGGAGCAGGACGAGCCTTACCCACAAACACTTCGTATTGACTATCAAACCCGACGTTAATAACATCAGGGTAGTTAGCCACCATTGGTTCTTGGTTGCTTGGTCCTAAATCTTGTTGATGTTTAGGGTAATAAAAGAAAGCTGCGTCTCGAGGTAATTCGACATCACTCAAGTTATGGAATCTTGGATTAGTGAGGTCGTTCTTACGACGAAGCACGTACTCTTTGAAGAACAAAGGATACAAAGCTTCCAAGCCATCAACCGACATCGCATCGATCTCTAAGGCGTCTTTAAATTGCATGTTTACTCCAATCCACTCGTTAGAGCGCGTAATAAGAATTCATGAGGTTCCACCACCGGCTCGTATAGGAAATCACCAGAACCGGTAATATAGAAGCTGCGTTCACCCATACGTTTGAGAGCCTGTTTGATTGAGTCCTCTGCCTCAATACCATTACTGTTAAGTTGCTTATTGTCCACCACCTAATCGCTTAGGTAGCCGGTACGCGTGCGTCATCTCGACGGTGGTACCCGCCCGGTCTCTTAAACCGGGAACAGACTATATCTTTACCATAGGTCTTAAACCCTTAGGTATTCTCACACTTCCCCACTAAACTCTGCTAGTAGGTACAGGCTGGTAAGGCCCTAGTCGTTGAACTTGCTCCATAGGTTATCCCCTTAGGAAGCGTAGCTGCTGATTGTCCCTTGTCATCACTCCGTAGCGTTATTGTTTGGCATAGAGCAGGCTTACTATTATTTCTGTCTTTCGACACCCTCAGGTCGTTTTTTGAGCCCTTTCAGGCCACCCTTTGGTTGTAAACTTTTATGGACGTCCCAGCAATTCAAGAGAAAACGGTCTAGGACTTTCGTGCCTAGCCGGACTATATGTGCTATCTAAGTTTTTCATCTCTATCACGTAATGTTATTTAAACTATAACACTACGATAGTGATAACACACTTTTTAATCACCGTCATAATCGCCGCCCAAGCGATCTAATCGAGAACCGTCTACAGACATTGCGTCAAAGTAACTTGGTTTCCCGGTCAGTACAGGGTAATTGTTCAGACGTTGGCCTTCTTCCCAGAACTCATCCAACAACACGCGAGGTTTAGATTCAATCGTGGTGCGGAGGTTAACCTTGGAAGGATAGATGGAACCTACACCGGTGATCGGGTAACGAGTGATCTGACTCATACGGGTCTCGATCAAATTACCACAGCTGATGTAAAATAGTTCCATATACGTTAATGGACGTAAGTGTTTGGGATCCCGGTCACCGATCTCGGATTTGTCACCAACAATACGAACATGTTCACCATCATCATACACCAACCCCATAAGGGACCCAGAGATCATGATAGGTTTGCTACGTAGATGTGTGTCTTTAAAGCCATTGAACAAACGAGTTAACCCTTCTGGGGTCATCCATTTATCAACCACTTTAATGTCTACTTCTTTATATTCGTATTCGAACGTTTTCGGGTTCACCAATTTCGCCATCGGGTTACCCGCAGTGAACACGTTTTGTAACCAACCGTTCAGCATACCGTGTCGACACGTGTACTGGTATTCTAACAACGCTTGATACATACCGATATCGGTGGTGTTAACATCCACACCCGTAGGAACGTCAGCATCGGCCATGGAAACATGACGAGCTGAAATAACGTTACGTGTACCACCAACGACACCACGTGTCGCCACACGTTTCTGCCAGAATCCCGTCTTACCACGCATCAACCCTTGAATGTAAGTATCGATGTCGTTAAAGTTGGACTGTGCGCCCCAACGTAAGTTATCGTAAACCGGGGAGTTTTCTTCACCATCACTGACAACAACTGCTTTAGTACGGAATAACAGTTTACGGTAGTATTCGTTAATCTCTGGTTCGATGGTGCGTTCGTCTGGAGAGAACTGTACATCACGAAGACCGGCGGGGATAACTAGGATTTTACTGGTTAATGCTTGAGGTTGAAAACGGTGGAACAACTCGATCTTTTTCTTACGGCGAAAGGACTCGGTTAACTTAGGTTCCAAATCATTGAAATGGGAGATAAAGAAACTGAACCCAGTTTCACCATCGAGTAGATTGGATTTTATGAAGTCTTTGCTTTCATTATCCCAGACGGCGTATTCCGTCCCTTTGATTATTCCCGCATATAAAGATTTGAGGGTAATCATGGATTTGAAATACGTAGGGTTAAAAATGGGTAGTTTAACGTCAATGTAAGAGAACTTACGATCACGTTCATCACTACCCACACGTCCGAAGGTTTCTACTGAATACAACCCGTCTGGGTGCAAGCTGGTAGAAGAACCCTCGTTTACATCCGCTGATGATACAGGACGCATCAGCGACCAAGCAACTTTACTTGGGTTTAATAAAGAAACGTTTGTAGGTTTCATAAATCACCATGAGGTTTCATAATGGCTACTGATAATGATTGGGGAGATGATTTCTTAGATGGCGATTTCGATTTCGACTATGACTTTGATGGAAACAAAGATCAAGGTTTTTTGAAATCAGTATCTAAAGGATTTTTCTCTTCCTTAAAATCTAACACCATCGGGGACACCGATGCTAAGATTAAAACATTACGACGAATATTGCCTAGTTCTTTCGGTACGACCTTCAACTTCTACCGAGACCTAGATCGTCGTAAGAAAGAAGCGTTCAAAGAGTTTAAAGAAAACAGTGCTGAGTTAATGGGCGATTTAGCCTTTTTATCAGGCACTCTTAGTGAATCACTCCGAGACCGGTTACCTAATAAAATCGTTGACGGATTAGAAGAATTCAGTCAAAAGGATTTCAGTGATTGGGAGAAAGAAGGAGAGTACCGAGAACCCGGGTTATCCATGGAGACCGTTACGGAAGACATGGAACAACAAATGCTGGAAGCTCTAGAAACACAATCATCCATCACGGTAGAAGCTACCGATACGATGACTCGTGTTATGAGCAGCATTGGTTCTAAGCAATTGTCGGCAGGGTTGCAAAACAATGAGCAACTTTACGAAGTGAATGCGAACTTGCAACGTTTGTATGATTATCAAATGAACGTGCAAGCTAAACGTGAAGGGATTAAACTCAACTTAATGACTCGTCAGTTTTTGACCAGTGCTAAATACTTTAAGTTCATGGAAGCGTCCCAACACCGTATGATCGCCGAGTTGAAAGACATCACTAAAAACACCGGGCTCAGTGATTACGAAAAAACCAGCGCTATACAAGCGACCAAAGGTCGTATTCGTGATAATGTGTTGAAAACCAGTTTGAGTCGAGCTGGGGGGTTCGGTAACGCGATTGGAGAGCTTATCTCCAAGGATAGTATTAATGAAGGCTTAGAGGTCTTAGGATCGCTTACAGGCGATTTACGTTTTGCAGCAGAAATGTCCCAAGGTGCGGGAATCAATGCTGGTGAGATGATTGGCAGCATGATCGGTCAGTACGTGGTAGAGCGCGGACCAGAGTTCTTAGGTACACCAGCTGGTAAACGCTTAGTTAATAAACTCAGAGTAAAATACCCTGAGCAAGCGAAGAAGTTTGATGAAATGCACAAATCCTTAACGGAATTCGGTGACACTTTATCTTACTCTACTAAAGCGCTTGGCACCGTACTAGGTCGTCATTACCAAGAAACCGGTATGATGGACCTCCCTGATCAAACGTACGAAGAGTACCTCGAAGATCTACCTGCGGATAAGGACCCGATACCTAAAGCGTTGTGGTACACGATTCGTAAAGCAACGCAAGCCGCCGGTGGTGCGTTTAACCTAATCGGTGAGAATGCTCAGGAGTCTCAAGGAAGTCTCTATCAAATCCAAGAGAAAACCTTAGCTAGTTTAAAGGATAACTCCGTATGGTCCATTCATGATTCTCGTTCTTTAACAGAAGAGATCCCTACGTTGTTGAGTGAGATCCATAACTCGGTAGAGAAAATCCGTACAGGGAATGATAACGAGGCTAAGCTGCGTTATGACTACCGTACGTCTCGTGTAACAACCACAGACAACTTAAACAAACAAGTTGAACGTATCGTAACCCCTACTTGGGAACTCAACTCCTACGCGGATTCTGCTAAGTCTATTGCTAAAGATATTGACACCGATGGTGTGTTATCTAAAGAAGCACTGGATGCGTTATCATTACGTTTAGCACGTGAATCGGATAAAGGCAACATCTTTAACCCGTACGATTACATTCGTATGCAAACCGACGAATACCTAAACGAAGATCACGCTCAGGAAATAGAGGACTTAATTCGAGCTCGTTTCCAAATCACCGATGAAGAACTTGCTCGTACACAAGAAAACACCCTAGACGGTTTAATGGCTCGTTTAGTCGTTCCTACCGCGGAAGGTAAAGAGTTACTCCATCGTTTAAGTGAGCGCACGGAATCTCTCAAAAACTACACCCCGGATGTTTCTAAGAAAATTGATCTGGTTCGCAGTTTAGGTTTGGATGAAGGTTTAAAATCTTCTGGTTACGTTAAAGTTGATGAGAAAACCAATAAAGAGTATGTTAACCAAGAACTTATTTGGAAACAACTCCATGATCAAATAACTGGTAAAGGACATGACTTAAGTCTTCCTAAAGTACCTGAACGTTATAGCGTAGATACTAAAGAAGAATTAGGAGGTCGTACTCGTTACACTCCTACTCCACTTAATAATAGTCAAACTCCCTATCCTTTTTCCGATGGGTTTTCTAGTACGCAGGTCTCCCCCCTTCCCTTACAGGAAGAAGTCAGTGGCATTCTCAGCAATATCATGGACACCCTAGTAGAAATTCAAAGCAACACGAAATTGTTGCAAGCAATTCACGGGAATGATAAAGCAGGTGTTGGTCTTAACCTTGATCCGATGCTGGATCTAATGACCACTAATAACACTACGTTAGCAGAGATCAGTCAAACACAAAACGAACAACTCGCTGTACTGCGTAAATTAAAAGCAGTAACCACAGTTGGGACTGACGGTTTAGATAAAGAAGAAACCACACCAGAGAAACAACAAGAACAAAAAGACAAGCAATCTTTGATTGAACGTCTACGCGGTATTGTTCCTGCTGATATCTTTAATAAAGGAGTGGAATCGTTAATCGCTAACAAACCGATGGTGTTAGGTGGCCTACTAGGTGGCTTGGGTGTGACAGCAATGTCAAATCCTAAAGCAGCCGCGTTATTAGCCGGTGGTGCCGCTGTAGCGACGTTATATGGTAAACTGAACAACATCGCTAATGCTGGTAACACCCCTAATGAAGACGAAGACCTTTACGATGAAGATGGTAATGAGGTTCTGTACGCTTCCAAAAAGAATGCAGGTGACTATTACGACCAAGCTTCCCGTAAAGTGATCAAGTCTTGGAAGGACATCAAAGGGACGGTAATCGACCTAAGTAAAGGGAGTTCCGCTATAGCTGCATCAGGTAAACGCTTGATGGGTAAGTTGTTCGGCCCAGACGGTCGAGAAATAATACTGGATGGGGTACACCAATTTAAGTCGTTTGTTAGTAAAACGTTCAAAGCTATTGACCCAGTAGGTAAAGCCAAGCAAGTAGCGGCTACCCTAGGGACAGAAATGGACCAACTGAACGTTTACCTTAAAGGAGATACGGAACCAGTATTAACTCGTCGTGGATTTAAGAATGGTTGGTATTACGACGCAGAAGGTAACGAAATAAAGGGATGGAAAGAAATTACTGGTCCGGTCTATGACCAAGAAGGTAATGAGTTGATCTCTTTAGAAGACCTTAATGACGGACTGCAAACGGTTGGGGGTGTAACCCTTAACTCTTTGAGCAAAGCCGGTAGTGCGTTAACCAAAATGATTGGTCGTGGTTCTAATTGGTTACAAACCGAAGGGCGAGATAAACTAGGGAGTAAGATCTTAGGTAAAGACGTAGAAGTCATCAGGGGTGATGGGAAGTACGAACCGATTACGTCGCGTTTAGATTCCATCTATGCATTGATGGGTAAGCATTGGGGTGAAGACACTCGTATGCCGACCAAGGAAAGCTTTGGTCCTAAAGTGAAAGCTCAGATGGAAAGTCTGGTCGATGACGATGAAGATGTACGTCCTGACAAACCCGGTGTTCGTCTTAACTCACTAGCGGATAAAATTCGCCGTAAGAAAGAAGCCAAAAAAACCCAGTTCCAAGATTCGGTTATCGATATCGCGGACACACTTAGACCAAAAGATGAGAATGGAAAGCCTAAGAAAGATGGTGGGATTTTCGGTAGTCTATTGGGAATGGCAGGTGGTGGTTTATTCGCTATGTTCAAGAAGTTCCTAGGTTTAGGTATTTCTGGTTTCTCTACCATGATGAAACTGAACGGTACTATCGCGAAAGGTTTGTTCTCATTAGGGAAAGTGTTAACCGGTGCGCTATTAGGTCGTCGTGCTAAAGATGGTGTCGATGATATCATGGATGGGATGGATGGGTCAGGTAATGATCGTAAGGGTAAGAAACATCGTGGTCGTAAAGGTCGTGGTCGTTTCCCTCGTTTAGGTAAAATGGGTGGTTTAACTAAAGTCGGTTTAGGCGCAGGACTTATGTTCGGCGGTGATATGGCTTTAGACGCTGCCAGAGACGCTCTAGACCCTGAAGAAGGTTCCATTACTGATAAGGTATTGGATTACAGTTCCGTTGGTCTGGATGTCGCCGGGCTAGGTATGACAGCATCAGCCATAGCAGGGATGGCGGGTACTTCACTCGGTGGTATAGCGGCGGCTTCAGCTCCATTCTTACTTAACCCGATTACACTAGGAGTAGTAGGTGCCGGTTTAGCAGGTTACGCGGCGTACAAATACTTTACCGCTAGTGATCTTACCACGCAGCAAAAACTTCGTATGGCACAATACGGTATTGATGCTCAACACGAAGAGTTGATTAATGAAGTATTGAAACTGGAAGCTCAGCTCGAGAACTATGTCAGTATTAATGACAATCAAGCTAATTTCAGTGAATCCACTCCGTTCAACAAAATACTGTCTCCGTTCTTTGCAAGTCGTCAGACCCAACAAGGATTACAAGACGGTGTAACGTGGTTCGGTAAACGTTTCAAACCAATCTTCTTAATCTATCAAGCAGCGATGCGTCAATTGCATTGTCAGAACTTTAAACAGTATGATGAAGCTAAACACCTAAACGTCGCTGTGGTAGCTAAGAAAGCGAACGAGGACATCCTAAACGTTAACCCTAATCCGTACCGTATCCAAGTTTGGATCTCCCCGGAGGTCTATGCTTTGGACTACGCGGATACCATGGCTCAAGTCAATCGTTATTTCGAAGCATTCAAAAAGTCAGCTGACAAAACCAACATGTTTGAGAAACTCCCTGACGACTTGATGATCAAGGACACCAAACATCAGATCAAGGAGAATGAAGAAAAAGGCATGTTGTCTACGGCTTGGGCTAAGTTAACCGGGGATTACGTAGACCAAGAGAAACAAGACAAACTGGACACGTGGTTTAAACAACCAGAAGTCATCAAAGACATTGACGTATCGGATATGTTACCGGGTGACCGACCAGTGGCGATCATCACTGCTTTCCGTCTAGCCGCTTACGGTAATGACGAGAACATGCCTTGGCGTGTAGAAGCCGTGTTGAAACTGGAACGTTGGATGGAATCTCGTATGACCTTTGCTTCTGGTAAAGCTCAGTACCATGACACCGATGAAGCGTTTTGGAAAGCCTTTGCGATGACGTTCCGTATTACGTCTAAGCGTGGTCGTGAACTGGCGCTACGTTGGTTTAACTATCGTTTCCTACCGGTCTACACAGCTTGGTATGAAACGTGTCGCAATCAACGCGGTGGGGATCCTTCTAAGGTATGGAAAACGTTGTCCTCTACAGCTAAGTTCCGCTTTGCTCGTCGCGTTAGTGAAATGACAGTGCTGATCGACGAACGTGTACGTAGTCTGTTTGGGATTGATGAAGCACCATTTGAAGGTGAACGTTCTTGTGGGATGACGACTAAAGTAAAACGTTTGATGACCGCTCTAGAGCTTAAAGCAAACGAAGCTAAGATCAAAGACCCTGATTTAGAACAATCACTAACAAGACCCACTCGACCAACGGATGATTCGGTCTACGCTCCGACCCCGGGTACTATGACGGCGGATCCGAATGCGAAGCCTGACTTTGAAGCGTTGCGAGGAGGAGTAGCAACTCCGGGACAAATGCGTGATAAAGCTAAACCTCGCGGTCGTAAGAAACGAGAGCAACAATGGGCACGTAATCAGTTATCGGGTGAACTTGATCAAATCAAAGTCAATACCGACCGTAAGTATGACGCTGGGGTGAAACTCAAACCCGGTGATGACAAAGGGGTTTCTTTAGACAAAGACCAAATGGTTAAAGTCTTGATTCAAGAAATGGTGAAACGCGGACACACCGACCCTAGAGAAATCGCTGAGATGTTAGCGTTAACGGATTACGAAACAGGAGGTTTTAAAGCTACCGCGGAGAACATGCGTTATTCAAATGCTCAACGAGCCCGTAATCTGTTCCGTAAGTTGAAGAAATTCAACATCCGACAAGTCGAAGACATCATACGTCAAGGTCCTGTGGCTTTTGCGAATGCGGTGTACAACGGCTGGTTAGGTAATACGGATTCAGAGAACGATGGTTGGTTATACCGTGGTCGTGGACTAGTACAGTTAACCGGTAAAGATAACTACGAAAAAGCGGGAGCGGATCTAGGTATCGATATTGTTAACAACCCTCGTTTGGTATCGGAAGATCCAGAGACCATGGCTAAGACCGCTATTTGGTTTTACGAGAACAACCCACAAATGCGTTCCATCAAAGACCACGGTGACTTTACTTTCGCTGCTCGTGGGTTGAACGGCGGTAAAGCGTTACCGGGAATGGGTAAACGTGAACGCCTGTACAACGATTACCTGAATAATTTGTTGAACGGTGAACTCACCAAAGACTTGTTACCGAGTGAAGAGAATACACCTTACGACTCAGCCCCGGGAATGTCCGAAACCGAGAAACACATCAACGACTATGTCGATAATCACATGACTAAGTCCGAAATGGAAGATCGGGTTGGACAGCGTATTGCGGAAAAATCAAAGCAATACAAGAACGGAGTTTTAGTCGACAACAAATTCACTCGGGGTAACGCTCTAGCTTCAGCGCTCCCTAAAGATGCGTTGGCGAAGGAAGAACGAGCGGCAACCACGCCGAAACCGATTCCTACACCATCTCTAGATGACACCCCAGCCCAAGCTTCCGCCGCGGTTAAGGTTAATCGAACACCTGCATCTAAAACTACCGCCACAGACCAGCCTGTTAAAACTGTGTCTGTTCCTAAATCTACCACACCGAAACCAGAAGATGTGGAGGTGCCTAAGTCGTTGGCTCCGGCGGAACCGGTTAAAGTGGAGGCGGATGTGAAACTGAAACCCGAAACCGAAGCAGCGTTATCTAGCCAGTCTCAGATATTGGCACAGATACTCAACGCGATTAACGAAGGGAACAACCAAGCGGCTCGTAAACAGCAAGCGACGGTTAACCCGTTCTAAGAGAAGGGAGGTTCGCCTCCCTTTATTTTTTACCAATAAGGAGACTTACCGTGAGTGTAACCGTTACAGACCGAGACCTCGTGAAGAAGTCTTTTCGTCTGATGGCGAGTGGTGTGGAAAACGTCACCATACGCGATCACTTAAACAAAGATCTGTACTATAACTTTTTCTCTAGCTCCCCGGGTGATAACCGTTACATTAACCCGTTGCCTCAGTTTTCGCCATCGGCGGATCCACGATTCACCCAATTTATGTCCACCAAAGAAGGCGGGATGGGGACTCAATACAAACGTGTGTTTGATGACAACGCTTCACTGGTTACGATTACTCCCGGTGTTCCTGAGTTTACTGGTTTACTTACTTTCATCATGAACATGTTTGATCCGGTGGCAGCAGTAATGGCAAACAAAGGACGTGCTCCCGGGTTTTTGTTTTATGTAGGACAAGCAGTTGGCACTGTAGCCTTTGCCCCTCTCCAACTCATTAACATCGGTGCTCAGTTTTTGTATTGGCTGACGAACACCCCTAAGAACCAGTTCTACTATATCAAGCCGGCGGTGGGTCAATACATGCAATCCGCTAACAACTTGTTGAATGACATCATGGTGTCCTTAGGAGCGATTAAACCAGTACTCCCAATGAAGTATGATGACACCGCACCAGTTAACGGCATTGATCCATCGTACAAAAAAGAATACCAAGAAGAAATCGCACGGTTGTCTAAGACGTTCGGTGACGTGATTAACGAAGACGGTACGATAGACTTAGCCCGTATGATGACTCGTGGTGTTCGCAAGTATCGACATTTCGTTAAAGAAGTGAAGAAGCTCGATGACGCTTTGATCAACACACCGAATGAAAAACTGGATGCGATAGAAGACAAACTTCGTACGTTCCGTCCCGGAGACGGCAACGCTTACGATGTACCGTTGCAAACATTATTGGATCGAGAACTCAATACCGTCGGTCGTATTCGTGGGGATGGTACAGAAGAACCTAACTTTCCCGAAAGACACTCTGCTTATTTGGATCAAGACATCTATCAAGATCCAACTGCAACTGGGGATCCTAAGACCACAACTTATTCTGGCGGTGGTCAACTCCCGGGTTTATTCGGGAATGAAAACAACCAAGGTGGGAACGCTCCTCACGGAGATACTTCTGCCGGGAACGCGGCTCCTGCTCACCCCGGTGATTCTCAACGTCCTCCTTTAACCGGAACACAACCCAATATCTATCAAGCAGCGACCCCTAAGGCAACTTACGAGGACAACACACAAGACCGTAGTTGGATGGGTGATATCGTCGATTTGTTAGAGACATCGTTATACGGTGGTTTCGATGCTTTCACATTACGATGTGATCATCAAGGTGCCGTAACCGATAGCTTTAATAACGCGTCCACTGCCTCTCCGATGGCGTCTAAGTTTAACTCTGCGGTTAAATCAGTGAATGATTTCCGTTTTGACGTAGCGGACTTCCAAACCGGGTTAGGACTGGTAGATGGTGTGATGAATGCGATTAGAGATGTAGCCGGTGGTATAGCCGCTTCAGCCTCTATAGTTAACATCCCTTTGGCGTTAACTAACAACGCTCACGTTAATATCCCGGACCACTGGTCTGAGTCCACGGCTAACTTACATCGTGAGTCTTACAAATTCGAGTTTAAGGCAACTTACGCTTCGTTGTATTCTCAAATCACCACCATGTGGGCTCCGTTTTGTATGCTGTTGCCTTTGATCTTACCAAACTCCGCCGGTGGGTCTGCGCAAACTTCACCGTTCATGTGTAAGGTATTCGCTAAAGGTCGACAAATCATACGTACCGGGATGGTAGAATCTGCCACTATTCGTTTTGGTGACGGACCGGGAGGATGGACAAGAGATCGTAAATGTCTGAACATCACCGTGGAACTCACTTTCGTGGATATGGAGAAATACATCAGTATTCCGATTACCCGAGCTTCTGGTTTGTTGAGTTCTATCACTAACCCTGCGGCGGCGGTATCTCGTATGTTAACTGACGTGGGTCCGTATAACGCTTATATCGCACGTATTACCGGGACAGATTACCTAGACACCGTATTGCGTTGGAGTCAGTTATCTAGACGTTTGACCACACAAAGCGTGGCGTGGAAACAAAGTGTCGCTCCGGGCAATATTGCGGGGATGGTGGCGGACTCTGTAGTTGGTGATATAGCCAAAGTGTTTGCTCGTCCATTAGCTCGATAAAAAAATAAAAAGTGAATATAACTCCTACCTCCTTTCGGAGGTAGGAGTTATTACTGTTTACTAACGAATGCTAATCACGGGTGTGTTGGGGAAGTGTCCACGGAATACACTATCTGCCATCCCTTTGGTAAACGTTCCTCGTAACGCTACTACTATTCTGAGTCGTTCATCATTACGAAGTAGTAAAATGGCATCATCACTACATTCACTGCCAATAAGGACGTTGTAAGCCTCACCATGGGCTGTAGACATCAAATACCAATCTACTCCATAGATATCAGACAAATGCCCGTCTAACTCATTACAGATCTCCGTGTGTTGATATGGATAAATCTTATCATCCATGTAATAGTTCTTGAGCAAGTCCCTAGGAAGGTTCGGGTAAGTAGAACGAATCTTAGGGTATTGATCTTTACCTAGAATACGAAGCATCTCACGGAAACTAAAATAGTCTCCATTATCAATCACGTATTTCATGGCGTTGATCATCATGTTGTCTGCTTTTTCTTGTGGCTTGATCTTAGCGTAAATCCCCGCGTACGCTTCCACCATACCTGCTTGTGCTGCCGAGTACAACATCGTCGCATCGAACGCATCCTTTAAAGCAGAGTCTTGGACCTCCTGATACATATCGTATCCGGCCATCCCCAATGCGTAGATAAGTCCTTCGGTGGTCCCTTCTCGCCAACCATCTTTGAAACTTAATTTATCTCCGTTCTTATCCAATAACGCACCACCATCCGGGTCCGTTAATTGAACAAACAAATCAAACAGTGTATCACCCGCTTGATCTTTGAACATGTCACTGTTCCCGACGTTGTAACCTACTACATCGGAGATCTCTCCTAATATCGCATCCCGGTCGAGTTTAACTTTACCGTCTTCGATATCTACTAAATCTTTTGCATCTTTCCAACTGAAGTCTTCAGTTTTCTGTTGATACGCTTCGGTCATTTGACCTAAGGTTTGACTCTTAAACCCGTTTAAGGTTTCGTCTAAGGTTTCCATCGAAGGTAGGACGGATTCGATCCCTAAATAGTTATCTTCACTACTGGCATCTATCGGGTCTGTGGCTTGCTTTCGGATACTACCGACGTCATTACTGATCTCTTCCGAAGCACGACTTACCGGGTCTGTGGACTGCACACCTTCAAATGGATCAAACGAGTCTAGGGACGTTGCTTTATCACTCATATCACCCACCATCAAAAAAATAAGGAACATAAAATTCGCCGACACCCCGAAGGATGCCGACGGTCTTTTATTACGTAATAATAGACACAACCACTATTTGGTGTTTCGGGCGTTGTGCACACGTCCCGATTCCGACACAGTAATTGTTTCGCCGTTCTCCAGTTCTACTTCTAAAGTGAACTTGTAGCGCCGGGCTTGGATGATACTTAGACCAGTTAGGAGTTTAGGAAAAGTCATGGTATCATTCTTAAAGAACACTGATCGGATGTTCCCTAGTAATGTGGTGCGTTCCGTTTTCGCTCTAACTGGATCTGGGTTAGTGACTTCCCAATCAATATACTCCTTTAATAATAAAACTAATTGACTCGTCGTTAAGTTGAGTTTGCGTAACAAAGAACGAAATAGTCTGGATGGTGGATCTTTTAGATCTCGGTCTTCGACGTAGCTTTTAGTCACTACCCCTAGATCAAGATCAACTTCCACTCCATGTTTATTTTTGTCTTTGTTGTCTTTGTTGGTTGGCTTTTTCAAAATCGTCACCTCTCGGCTGACTGTTTAATAACAACTCTAGTACCGTGATATAATCATTGAGAACCTTAATAAAGTTATTAGAGAAAACGAAACGTTGTTGTCCGGTCGATATTGGTGAGTCATAATCTCCGCAAGGACCGTCCTGATAATGTTCGTAATGTGCGCGCATCCCTATTTGTAACCAAGTAGGGAAGTGTTCTAATATTTCTTCAATGGACTCTCGATTAGAATACCAGTTCAATAATAGTAATTCTCGTTTACTATTAACAAACGTGTCATGATAAACTGCAACACGTTCATGAGGGTCTCGGAAACTGTCTCTGACGAACAGAGAGAGGCTCTCAGACGTCCTCGAATTAACTTTGATACGTTGCTTTCTTAACGTACTAAAGTCTTCTATAAACCCATACGGGAGCTCTCGTTGGAAATTGTATAGAGCGAGCAAGACTTCGCTAACTGGCGTTAAGCTGCTAGGTTTCAATAACTCTTTGATTTCCGCTAAGGTGTTTAAATGATCAGACACGTCCTTAGGTTTAGGTTTGGCTTTAAAGTAACCTAATAGACGCTGTAAAAGCTTCATTAATATACTCCTTTTTCTTTCAATAAGGTAGGTTACTACCTAGATAATATAGGTTTAAAATAATTTATGACAGACCAAGAATTCAAACCCTACCACGCGGATGCCTCCGATCAAACGGTAAAGGGTATTTTACAACAACTTTTCGACGCTAACCGTAAAGACGAGGAAGATCCAAGTCAACGCAATTTAGTGAGTTCTATTCAACAACTCCGTGGTCTCATCTTAGACAATGCAACTGCTGCTTATTTAAAACGACCAAACGACCCGAAACTATTGGATGCTTTAAACTCCTTAGTCGGGGCGTTAGAAAAATCGGTACGTGACGACCGTAAGGAAGCAGAGCGTAATAAAGACCGAGAAGAAAACCGAGCGAGTTTCAATCAAATGATTGAAGCTTTAGGTTCCCTTAACAATATGGAAATTCAACTTCCTACATGGGGTGAAGGTTCTTTTATCATTAACATGGATGCTGAACTCGGTGACTTACTTGAAGATCAACCTAAAATTCGTGAAGATGAATTGGTACAAGGTCAGGTTTATTTGGACTTCGACGGCGAAAAAGTTAACTAAGTATAAATGCATAATATTCCCACTCCTTTATCGGGAGTGGGAATATGTTTACTTTTCGATTCTTGGCATGAAAGAAAGATCTAGGAAACACTCTCCCCATCCCACTGATAACGTGAAACGTTGACGACCATGATGTGTAACATCTGGTTCTCCTACCTTATCTAAAGCAAAGGTGTCACAAAAACCATCCACTACACATTCCGGGTCATGAGGTGACTCAGTCCAAGGAATACACACCAAATCAAAGTCACGCTGCATACTTCCTAAGATAGATAATCCCCAGCCGTGTTGTTTAGCGATCTTTGCAAGCTCAGGATACATCGCCGCGTATGCCGGCGCATAACTCGGTTCAGGTTTAGTTCTTTCCGCCATAACGTTCTTCCAAGCGTTCTGATTCTTCTTTACTGATCCCGTCGTAAAACTTCAACGGTAAAGGTACGACCGTCCACAACACCGCCCATAATAAACTAATACGTTGGATTTGAGCGGTAGGGGAAATCCCACTTTCTTCCGGTTCTTTTAAGAACACCGCTGGGATAAACAACTTAGTATCTGGACTCGGACGTTGGTCAAATGTTTTAGTAAAAGCCGGATAAGCTTCCCCTAACAAATGATACATAAAGACGTGAGTAAAGTTCGATACGTAATTTCCTGTGACATCATTGGCATGTCGTTTATCAAAAGCGACGTTACAACGATACCCAAGGTTATGTTCTAGGATTTTACGAAGTTCATCCAGTAGGTCATCCGGAAGATCATAAGGGTGAGTTAACACCGTGATCTCTAATGACTGAACCTGAATCGGTTTACCACTTAACCCTTCCGCGTCTACTACGACTTTAAACAAGTTACGTAGTAGCGGTGTCGGTCTCGCCTTTATGATGGTATTAATGTCCCGTCTTTCAAAAGCATCTCGATAGCGATCCATAGTGATCCCAAAAGGTACACGGTCGAACTTATCCAATATGCGTTTAGTGTAGCTAGAAGCATAAACATTATCAAAAGTTTCTTTACTCGCTTGTAGTAAAACATCTAAAGTACCTTGACGAGTGTCCAGTAACGTGTCTATGTCGGTTAAGACTCGATACGACATCTTACGCTCCTTTTGTTTCTTTCGCCGCTCCGATCAACAACTCTTCCAACAACGGGGTGAAATAACCCAGTACAGGGTTGTGTCTGATTGGTTCGTACGCTTTAATACGGGCCGAGATTTCCACGGAATAAATACGATGAAGTAACACGAACGTTTTCAATGGGTTCATTTCCTCGTAACTGATCCCACCAAGTTGTTCAAAGTTACTGTTAAGACCTTTTATCAAAGTCTCGAATTCTTTATGTAACTCGTCCAAATTAATAGCCGCAGTAATACGCATGGTAAGTTCCATGAGTTCACTGACGAAGTCTGAAGTGTGTTCTTTTTTGGTCAACGCAACAGACATAAAGTCATCGTATTCTTCAGACACGGAAACCAAGGGTTTAATCTGCATCGCTGCGGTGAGTCCGAAAATAGAGTGAAGACCTGCTTCTCCTTCGGTGTTAGACCATTGGAGTAAAGCGAGTTCTCGACACCATATTTCTAACCAGTGAGCGACGTTAGGAAAGTTATTCATCTTTCTCACGCTCCCCTACGTTGTTTTCTAGGTGACGACCACGCATCAAAATACCCGCCGTCATTAATGAACGAACACCTGTACCGCGACGCAGGGATTCACGAACACTCGCATGACCGGTTTCTTGGATACTGCGACGGTATTCGTCTAACGCACCTAAGTCACCACCTTTAACGTCATAAAGTTCGCGAGCCATCAGATCCAACCCTAATGTTTTCAGTACACGAACTTCCGGGATGGAAATACCCGTACCGCGGGAATCACCAAATACTTGACCAGTTAAGTCATCGATCTTAGTGTCGTCTTTAGCTGCCCCGAATTTCTTCACCCACATCTGACGTTGTTTACGAGTTTCCGCAGTACCAACCACGAAGCTTTCCGGTGTTTCGTATTCCAACCCGGTGTCTTGATCGTAGAACACTAGGTGTTGTTCAATAACCAATCCGCGTTTTTCACACGACACCAATAGATCATCGTAGATAGGATATTCGTCAGGGTTGTTGTTGTCCACCCAAACAGATAACTGACCACCTGATTCTAGTTTCACCATGAGTTCATGGAACTGTTCGTCGTTCATCTTAGCGAACAAGTCTTTATAAACCCGGTAGTTATAACCACCTTTGGTGATCTCTTTCATTAAGTCAAGCCAGACCTTTTCGGCTGCCTTGCGATTTCGAGTTTCACTCATGCCGCTTTCCTTTGATATTTGTAACGACGAATGGTAATGCAACGCTCACTTAACGCCGCCGCTAGTGCTTCGATGTAAGGGTCGTGATCCACAATAGAAATGATGATAAGTTCGTTCGCGAGTTCCGTCATGTTCTCGATAGTCTGAACAAAAGACGTCTTGTTACGATCTTCGATCTCTAATGTGTTTACCTCTGGTTCTAAATCACCTAGCCCGTACTTACCACTAACCGTATGTAACGCATAGTCGTTGTTGGTTCGTTCAGCAATAATGGTTTTCAGACGTTCAATGTAAGAAATAGGTGTTTCACACAAATTGCCAAAACCAGAATCACAAATAACCAAGATGTTTTGTGTGTTCACTGACATTATTCTTTATCTCCGAAATATGAAATAAGGGGTGTCCGAAGACACCCATAAAATTTAACTGTTATTTTTTCTTAGCAGGGCGGCCAGTGGCCGTAGACTCGCCTGTAGCAAGGCGGAAGATTTGGTAAGCAGTAATCGTCGGCTTATCAATGTCAGGATTGGTGTGCCAGTAATCCACAGAGTCCAATAACTCATCCCAATCGAAACCACGGTCTTTCACCGCTTTGTAGATTTCTTCTGGAGTCATGCGGTATTGTTCTGGTAGACGTAACCACTCACGTTGCATTTTCATGATGTGGTAAGCGATAGTCAGTGCGCGGTAAAACTTAGGGTTGTCCGCGATCACTTTACGAACGGTAGTACGACCTACTTTAACACCCGGTAAGAAAGTACACTCATGGGAAACTTTAGAACCGTCCAGTGCAAAGTAACCGTTAGTCTTCAAAGAGTGGTACATAGAAAGACCTTCTTGGATACCATCGGACTGAGAACCCAAGAACGTACCGCTAAGACCAGACGGACCACCTTTGTTACGGAACATGGTGTACGAGTATTGTAGCAAGTCCGGGTTCTCACGAGCATCCGCAGTGATTACTACGTCACGACCCAGTGGGTTAGGGTACATCCATTGTTGTTCAGATTTCAATGCAGAACCACGAATGATCTCGTAACCTTGTGCAGGGAGCTGTAGGATAGCTTTAGGACACTTCGCAATCTTTTTACCTTGACGGATAAACGTAGATTGTTTCTCTTGAGGTTTGCCGTCCATGTTGATAACGTCAGTGATTTGACCCACCCACCATAGTTTCAGACCAGCGATACCACCTAAGTGGTGAGAGTCTTCGAACACGATACGTTTTAAGTTACCGAACTCCATATCACGAGTACGCTTCTTACCACCTTCATCCACATCACCTTCTTGGAACTTAACCGACGCTTCGTTAAAGCGCAACTCACCTAGTGAATCGGTGATCACCATGATCGGTGTGTAGATTTCGATAGGCTTTTTGTTTTTGTCTAGGAACACTGTTTCTAGGTAACGGCTTCTATCGTTCTTGTTTTCTTGGAAGTCTTTGTAAGCGTCTTTAACGATGTTGTGCAGTTGTGTGCCGTCGTAACCATCCGCTGAACTAAGGTAGATGAAACGCTTGTTTAGGATTTCTCGTTCGAAGTAACCGGTTTCACCAAAACGTTTGTCTACAGCTTCTGAGAGACGACCGATGTCTAGGGTAGCCTCAGTATCACCATAGATGATAACACCTTGTGGGATGCGTTCTAGGAAGCTTAAACAGCTAAGGATGAGCATGCCTGTTTTTTGTGTGTTAGAGCCGCCCGTTACGGCGTTGTTTGGAGTCATACCGCCGTTACAATACGCGAGGTCATCTTTACCGATGAAGAAACGACCGTTATTGATATCGTAGATAGGAGAAATGTTCAAACCGATTTGAATTGACTCAGATGATTCGATTTTGTTAAGGAAGCCGAAATTCGGAATTGACATATTTACCTCTAAATGAATTTTATGTTAGTTAACCTATATTAAGGCATTACAGTCATGGAAAATTATTACTTAAATCTGGTGTTTAACCCGGCACCAGTAGACGGGATGGAAGCGTTCGATCTTAAGAAATACTTAACCCCTATCGAAGGTTTCCGTATGCGCTTTAAGTCCCTGAGTCTAGAACTCGATAAGAAAATCGCAGGTATGTCCAGCTCTATTCATACCGTTGATTACAACAAAGCTCAAGCAAAGGCAAACCACCAATCTTACTTCAACCGTAGTAAAACGATGATACCAATCCCTGTGCATTTTAATCCTCGCACAACTACGATGGAAAAGTACATTAAATCGTGCATCAGTGCAGTAGGTTTAGTGGACGCGTTTAAAACGGACTCTAGTCGTTTCTACGACTGGTTACGCGAGATCGCAGCTAAGGGTAAAGTGTCAGGTACTTTCCGTTATACCGTATCTAGCACGAGTCGTCAAATCGATGATCTTCAACGTTTTATCGAAACACTAGGTAACAGCAAAAAAGAAATGCAATTACCTCTAAAAGATCTCTACCCGTCTTTTAACGAAATGTTCCGTAGTATTAACGAGTACAACCTAAACGTTAAAATGATTAAACCTCGTGATGCCGAAACCATTGCTCGACAACTCCAACTGAACGCTGAATTGTCAGAGCTAGTGTTACAACGCATTATGTCCAACGATATCGTATTGGACGAGAACGACATCGATAACATCAAACGTGTGTTCGATGATTTTGAACGTTACATGAACTTAACAGGTGCGTTAGTGGGCATGTTAAACGAATTGTCTGCGGTATTGAAAGCGCAATGTGACGTTATCGAAAACCTGTAAAAAAATAATAAAAAGAAAAGATGAGGTAGGGGAATCCCCTACCTCCGTCTTATTTACTTTTCGCCTAATTCTTTCTTGTTCAACACTCGCACATTTGCTGACGCCGAAGTGAAAACGTAAGTCCATTCCGTCGTTTCGATAATAGTACGATAGATCAAACAACGATCATTAGAGAAGTCTAAGTTTAACCATACTTTAACATCCGGGTCTTTAATGGAATTAAAGCAGTTACGTTCTGGGACATCATAGCCCACACTCAACATGATAGGAACCGGACACACCGCTTTAGGGTGGTGTGCGGTGTAACGTATCACCATTTCGTTAGGTTTGAACGATGGGTTAAGTTTGAGTTTCACATCCCCTTTCTTATTTGTTTCTTTAACATAAAACAAATCGGTGATGTCGATGTACTCTTGCTTATCCCCGTAACGATTGTCTTCGTCTCGGTTAGTAAACGAAGTAAATGTTAAATCAATACGGTCCATGGTTTCTACTATCATGAACGACAAACCCGGAGGGTCAATCAGCTCAATCAACGTAGGATCTTCTTTCGTCCCTACTACGAAAGGAACGACCAAGTCCTTTCCTTTACGAACACCGGGATAAGAGTCGATCATACGAGCCACGCCCTTACTGGACACGTACTGTAAGTTACCAGCACACAACAGTTCACGAGGGTTCTCTGTTCGTTCTTCGGTAAAGCGGAACAAACGATCGAAATAAGGAATCGGTTCTTTAACAAACAACGCGGAATAAGTCACGTCGGGTGTTAACTTACCGTAATACTGTTTCCCTTTTTCTACTGACCCGAATTGGTAACGTCGATGCCCTTCGACTTCTTCCCAATAATCGGTCCCCATCCCGGTACGGAAATACCAACGGTTCCCACTGATTACTTTAGGGAGCCCTGTCTCCGGGTTCTCGTACTCTTTTACCGGTTGTGCGTTTAAGTAACACTCCGCCGCATCACCCCACATGGTCATAACGTCACTTAAGCCAAGTTCTTCACTTAAACGTTTCGCCCCTAACCCACCTTTCGCTAAAGAGACTTTGACATCCACATTAGCATTCGTAGGAATATAAGGTTTGAAGAATTCTTGTAGAGCTTTAATGCGAACCCACATATTATCTTCACATTTACCTTTACGAGACGCCGTCATTTCCATGATACGGTAAAACCAAGGATCGTTAGGAATAAAGAGAATGCGAACCCATTCTACGTCATGTTCCACTTCTTCTTTCTTAACGACCACGATCTCGGTTTTTACCGACTCCACGTAAGCTTGCAGTTGTTCCAGTAACGAAACCCACGCTTCGAATTCGTTGGTGCATTTCGAAGAGTGTCCACTTAGGATGTCTTTTTGGTTGAC